AAAGGATTAAATATACCTACTGATTTTATGTATGTGTATTCAAAAGACAATAAAGACTATTTCAAAAATATAATGGACAGAAGTTATATAAATTTTGAAAATGACAGTACAAACAAAAACAAAGGAGACAAATAAAATGAGCATAACAAAAAAACATCTAAACCAATTAGAAAAGGATTTAGTTGATGAGTTAAATTCTAATAAAAAAGAAATATTAGAAAATCAATATCCAGAGGATGCAATTAGGGAATTAGCTGACAGTTATGTTCCGATATATAACTATGATCTAATAGACGCATTGTCATGCGATCATACTTTGGCTTATGTGGACGATACTGGATTAATACCAGAAAATCCTGGCGTTCATGACATTATTAGAATGGCTATATATGAAAAATTAGTAAATGCAGCTCATACTTGGTTAGATGATAATCAAAAAAAGGAGGTTGCTTAATGAAAACAATAGAAACAATCTTTGCTACAACTTGCTTGCTTTTAATGCTTGCAGGCTTTCCAATTATAGCAATTACAGGCAATGAGATACTAGCAATTTTAGTAGGTGGAAGCGGTGTAATCTCGCTTGGTTTTTGGTTAGCAACGGATTTTTAATTGCTTGACAACAATAGAATAATAACCGATAAGGATATAAACAAACGAAAGGAAACAAAAACAATGATTAAATATGTAATACACGCTAAAAAATGGCACGACAAAGTAAATGGCAATACTTACCACGCTGCCAGAGTATTAGACACTCAAGCACAGTTGCAGCTTAAAGTACCATTTCAATATGGTTATGGAGATCAATTCGTTTCAAGTTCATCTAATGAAATGATCAAACAAAATTGGATAAAAGAAAAATTGAAAGGTTTAGATTTTCAAAATATCCATATTATTTGTGAGGATAATTGTAAAAAAAGAGATGTTGTTAAATGGGGGGTTGCTTAATGAATAAAATCAAAGAGTTCTTTGAATGCGTTGCGTTCTTGGTAGTCATGACAGCTCTATTTTATAGCCTTACTTATGCTGACAAAATAGACCAATTAATAATAAGTTTGCGATGATGATAGTACAAACTTATAAACAAAAACAATATTTAAAAGAGCTTATGACCTTAACACTCATAAACATTTTAAATGCCAAAAATGCTATTTATTGGCACTATAAAAATAAACAAAAAAGAAAGGTAAACAATGATTAAAAAAATAAACCTAATGTATAGAAAATTAATGTTTAAATTTTCAAAAAAAGACATGGAAGCTATATTGAAATACGATCCGTTAGATGTATTAAATTAATAACAAACAAAAAAGAAAGGTGCTTAAATGGTGGACCAAACATTAGACGCAATAAGAATGGTACAGGAAAATAACAAAGCTAGAATGTACCATAAAAGAAAACAAGCTGAAGAGCAGATCAAACAATTATTAACTCAATTTACTAGCGATGATTTAATTGATTTAATAATGAAAATTAAAGAGGATAAATAATGAAAGCAAAAAACATTAGAAAACAGGTTGAGTTAGGTAACACAGTACATTGGAAGAATAGCAATTACGAAGTTATTAAAGATAATATTGGTCAATGGTTATTACACTCCAAATGCAACAACTGGTATTGGGGTCTCTTTGATAAAAATGGTCAGCTAGATAAAAATGATACTGGCTATTATGTAGTTAAAAATTAATTAGTTCCTTTGTTATCGGAGGGTGTCATCTCAAAGGTGGTGTCCTCCGAGATATCAATTACTTCCTTATCATCAAAGCCATTATCAAATTTAATGGTAAGCGTTTGATCAGTTTTTACCTGGTGTTGCTGCTTATCAATAAAAAAAGAAGAGACTTTAGGAGCTAACCATTTTAAAAAATCCTTTTTTTCCCTTAAAAATAATAAATCCGCAGGTTCTAAGTTATCAGGCTTATTATCAAAAAGCATGAGCATTTTTTCTATAAGTGTACGCATACCTATTTCTTGAGCTTTACCAAATTGCTCTTTAAAATTTGCGTCTTGATCTAAAACTTTGTAGAGTTTTGTCAAGGGTATCGCTAAGTCCTTTGCTATCTCTATACTTGTTTTTCCAAGAATTAAGCTGTCTAGTATAGAATTGCGATCGGAATCCTTTATCAATGGCAAGTCTTTGTTTGTTTTCAATATACTCTTTGATTTCGTCATCGGTTTTTCCTTTAAAGTTTTTTAAGTTTTTTAGGACCTTAATTTTATTAATCATGGGTAAATTAGGGTTCTTGTAAAGACCTTTATATTGTCCAGTAAGAAAAGTCCATGATCTATGACCATTATGACATCCACAAAGAAACCTTTTTGAATTAGGTATAAATCTACCCATAGCACGACATTTTCTAGGTTTACCCTCTCTAATAGATTTCATGGTGTATGCTTCGCAAGTAATCTTATCTAATTTTCCCATTTTTTATTTTCCCAGGGTTTGATGTGATACTTTTTATTCTTAGCGACTGTATATCTATAAGCAGAATTTGTTTTTTTACCTGTATTTTTTAATGATGATAGTATCTTTTCAACAGGTACTAATTTTTTTTCAGATTCTAGTTCCCTTTTCTTTTCCATAGCTAACTTACAATACCATTTGTTGGTAATGTCATTTTCTAATTCGGATAAGGGTAATGTTGAAAGCTCTTTGATTAACTCCTCCTTCGCTAGACCTTTTCTTATAATTTTTTCTATTAATGTATTATTGTTATTAATGTTTCTATTAATACTGTTCTGTGAGGATACCCCAGAGTGTTCTCTCGTGTACTTCTGTGTGTTCTCTCGTAGTACCTCTGCCTTTAAATAGCTTGTGTTTATTGAGTATAAATTAGCACTAGCAAGTCGCTTAATAGTAATAATATTAAGGTCCGCCAAAAGCCTACAGCTTCTACGAATAGTCATCTTAGATAGCTTAGTATCTTTAGTAATAGTTGAGTATCTAATAGCACATTTATAGTCGCTAGATTTCCATGCATATTTTAATAAAGACATAATAACAGTCAAGCAATAAGCCTTACTCGTTCCAGATAAAGTATCAAGTTTATGATACAGTTTATAAGTTAATAATAAAAATGACCTAGAAGTATCGTACTTGCCTTTTTTCTGCCAATTATCTGCCATGTTTGCAAACCTCACTGTGTCTTTTATGCAACATATTTAATTCATCTAACCAAACATCTTGTTCAGTTTCTACAAAGGTAACAGGGTACTCAAATAGCCTCCTCCATACAAATCTAAGGTCAATATCGTATCTTAACCCATCCGTTGAAATTTGGGGGTGTTTTAGAGCTTCTTGAGGGTGTTTAGCAGGGGTTTTAATCTCATAATAGAACAATAAATAAGCAGGTATATTACAACGCTTAGCAATCTCTTTGGTAACAGTAGTTGCCTTGTTAGTATGACCTTTATAATATGCCGTCTCAATCATGGCTAAAATTTCATAGCATTTAGGACAAACTTCAACGCTGTCAATATCTAACATAGCAATACGATCATATTTACGATGCCACTTACTATATAAATCTTTATCAAAATGTTGCGTGTGTCTAGCCATTATTTATAAAAAGCCTTATCGTTTTTCATTTTACTAATCATGGTAAGAAGATTATTATTTTCTTCTAACAATCGTTCATTAACTTCTTTCAATATCTCTAATTCTTTTTGTAAGAATATAATTTTCTGTTCAAGGTCTAAATCTCCCCATAACTTTATACCCATGACATTACCTCCTTAATTATTTTTCATTTTATCTTTTCTATTTTTTTAATTGTCTTAACTGGAAATACAGTAAGTCCACCAACAGACAAATTATTTTCAGTATCATAAGAATAGGAAGTAAATAGCCATAGCTTATCTTTAGTTTTTTTATAGACAAATCCAGTATCACTACAGATAGCTACATCCTTTTTTAAAATATCCTCCTGATCTATCCATGCCTCATTAGTTTGCTGGATGTCCTCCCAGATAATTTTAACATGAGCATAAGGAAATTTAATTATTTTTTTTAATGTATTCATCCAAAATATCCCTCATAGTAACTTGGTTGTTAGTTAGCTTTTCTATCTTGATAATCATTTTAGGTCTGGGAAATCTTTTTGCCTGGCAGTAGCGTTGAGCCATCACAGCAGGATTTATTGATTCGCACCCTAGTTGCTGTCCTAAAACATAATAGGATAAATTGTTCTTTATTTTGTATTCTTCTAATGTCATTTTTTCCTTTGTTTTGTTAATTAAAATGGTTATAACATTTAATGTTTGACAAGCAAGTAATAAAAATGCTATCCACAGGAAACAAATCAGTGAAAGGAAAACAATGAAAGAACAACTAGCAAAAGAAATAAGATCTAAACTTAGTGGTGGTCAAGGTTATGAACATTTTAGTCCATCAAGTTTAAACATACCTATTCAAAAATATATTATTTCTTATGTAGCTTCTACTCAAGAAATGAGAAGAGCAAATAAGGTAGGCTACAAAGCTCACTACGGAAACTTATGTGGTAACACAGCACAAAGAATAGTTTCTAAATATATTTATGACAAAGCAGATAAGAGAGAAGTCAAACCAGAAGCGTTTGAAAAAATCTTTGAAGAAGAAAAAGAAAAAATAAATAAATACAACGAACCCAAAGATGCAAGAGATGAGTATTGCAGAATAGAAATGATACCTTCGTGCAAAGCATCTATTGAACAAACTTTAAAGTTAGTCCAGGCTGTATTTGGAAAACGAGAATTATCTAGTGAACGATATGTACATCATAAACCAGAAGGTTTGGTATTAGACATATTAGGCAGAATAGATTTTGAAAGTGAAGATAAATTTTTAGAATTAAAATCCAAACCAATTAATTTTAGAAAAAATAAAAATGGTTTTGCATCAGTCATTCAGAAACTGCCTGATGATATAGATAAGTGTGAACCAACCTACATGAAGCAAGTTGCCTTCTACTGGGTAGCCAATGGCAGAAAAAAGAAACCTTACTTGGGTTATGTCAATCAGGAAACATATAAAATATTTGAACCAGAAAATGACAGGTTAGAATATCATTACCAACAATTATGTAACAAGGCATTTACCATACAGAATTTATTTGAAATTTCTAAAGGCGATCCTATGAAGATGGCACAGTATGTAGAAGCTCCTGATCTTAGTAATTTTTATTACTCTGATCTTACCGAAGAGCAGCAAGAGATCACCAATAAACTCTGGAACTTATAATGATGGATCAAAAAACTGTAAACAGAGTTATCCACCAAAAGAATAAAGATTTGTATAAGGTGGATGTATTTCAGTTGCAACATGAGATAAAACAAAAAGAAAACAAAAATAAAAAATTGAAACAAACAATAAAAATTATGATTATCAGCTTTGTATTGCTGGGAACTGTAATGATTTCTAATTTGGATAGATTGTCTGAGTTAGAAAACAAAATGTTTAAGTGGTGGATCAAAATTCCAGAAATTATGGAACATCCATTTAACAAAAACCTAAAATAAGAAAGGACTAATGAAAACAAATATATACCAAAAACTACATAAGGCTTGTTGTGAAGCAGGTGGAGTAAAAAAAGCAGATAAAGTCCAGGGTATGAAGTTCAACCCCCTATTACATGACAGCGTTCAAGCGGTTGCTATGGAAGCTCTATTGTCTAATGGTCTGTACCCAATATGCACTTACGAGAACCAAGTAACAGATAGTTTTATAATGATAGTATGTAACATGAAGATACATGACATTGATAATCCAGATGACTTTGTATGTATCAATGGAACTTCTGCACTAGGGAATTTAGATAAGTTTGGAAGTGGTAATGGAATGTCGTATGCAAAAAAGTATGCGTTTCTTAATGCATTAAATTTACGAACAGGCTTAGACAGTGAGGATGGTTACGAAGCTAAACCATTTAAGTCTACTAAAGAATCACAAGCAAAAGCGAGTGGTAGCATCAATCAAACTCAGCCAAGAGCAGGAGAGGTTGATGTTGAGGATATTAAAAATGAATTTGCAAATGCTATTCATCTTCCAAGATTAAAATACTTGAAAGATACAGTTTATGCAGATCAGATTAAATATCTTAAAACTAAAAATCCAGATGGTTTTTCTGTACTCAAACAAGAGTATGAAAATCGTATGGAACAATTAAACAGCCAAAACTAGTTGGCAAAAGGAGCAAACAACAATGGCAGACACAAATAAAGTGTATGTAAACTTAGTACCGAATCCTCAATGGACAGAGGGTTCAAATCTACCTGTAATGGTAGGACCTAAAAATGAGAACGCACCAGAAGGCAAGAATTGGACTATAGGCGTTAAAATGCCTGATGGAACATGGTTTAATCAAGCCGCCTTTAGTAACAAAGATCAAGATGGAGGATTAACTGTTATCCTTACACCATCTGGAGGAGCTGCTAAACCTGCAGGAAATAACTTTGCAAGTAAACCAGCTTATGCTAAACCAAATACAGGGTTCAAAAATCAATTTTAATTGAGTTGAACCTCGTTCTTCTGGTGGGTTTTTGCGATAGCCACTTTCCCTTTCACTTAGGCTATTAGCTTTTTGTTTCCCACCAGAAGAGTAAAAAACAAAGGAGTATTAAATGACCAAGCCAATAAATTTAGAAGATCAAATCAAAAGTAAATTACGAAACGAAAAAGATAAAGAGTATGGTGACTACGAAGTTAATTTTAATTTATTATCTATGCTTTGGTCGGTTGTTTTAAAAGATCATCTTCATAAAGATATTAAACCACATCAGGTGGCACAATGTATGGTAATGTTAAAGATGTTACGCACCACAGAAAAATATAAATCAGATAGTTATTTAGATGCTAGTGTCTATTTAGATATGGCAAAAGAACTACATAAAAAGTTATAGACAAAAGGGTTAAAATATGATTAAAAAAACAAGTATCGGTAATTGTTATTTTGAATACATAGAAGAATACGATACCGAAGAGAAGGCTGCAAAAGGAGAACAAGGTACTTTTGTAGAAGTAAAGATTGGCAAACTCAAACTTGAGAGAGCCAAAATTACGAAGGAGACATCAGATGGAACTGAAAATCCGTTTGCAGAAGCTGAAGGACCTACAGCAAAAGAAACATGATAAGTTTCTGGAACTAAAGTCTAAAGCGAACAAGTATCATCAACAATCTATTCAGTTGATGAACCAAGTTATGCAAACAGAAGATCAATTATTGTCAATCAGATAGTAATTGGTACATAAAAAAAACAACAATAAGTTGTAAAAACAACTGAAGGGAAACTATGCTCAACACTAAACAAAACAAAGAACTAGATCAAATATTAAACTTCACACCTTACTCACAATTAACGGAACGAGAAAAACTTATTTACTCTGTAGCTGCAAGGAATGGATATAACCTTGGCTTAAAACATAAGAAGCAATTAGATAGAGTAGAAGCTCTTTCTTTTAATAAAGAAGTAGTAAAAGTTAAGTATGTAAACAAAAACTTTTCTAACAAAATCTCAGAGTCTAGCAAAATTATTGGAGATGAAATTGTAAGCAAAGCTCTTACTATGTATAATGTTTCTTTAGAAGATTTTATATCTATTAAAAGAATACATCCTATTGTCCAGGCAAGATCGGTTGCTATTAATTTAATTAAAGAAGTGCTGAACCTATCTTTGAATAATGTATCTATGTTTATTGGTAAGCGAGATCACACTACAATGATCCATCATATTAAAATGAAACATAATAAGGAACATCTTTGGCAGATAGGCAAAAGAACATGGGAAGATTATGAGAAGATTAAAAGCTCTTTGTAGTTAATTTTAATTGAATTATGACATTATTTAATAATGACTGCTTACAAGCACTACCAAAAATACCTAATAAATCTATTGATTTTATACTTACTGATCCACCCTATGGAACAACAAAATGTAAGTGGGATAACATAATTCCATTTGAACCAATGTGGAAAGAACTTAAAAGAATAATTAAAGATAATGGCTGTATTGCCTTATTTGGTAGTGAACCTTTTAGTAGTGCTTTAAGAATGAGTAATATCAAACAATTTAAATATGATTGGATATGGCAAAAATCAAAGGCTACTGGATATTTAAACAGTAAAATTAGACCATTAGTAAAACATGAGATTGTAAGTATATTTTATAATAAAAAATGTATTTATAATCCACAGAATTTAATCAAAAAAAAAATACCCACTATCTCAAAAGGTAATAGAGGAAAACGAAATAATAGTAGTGGAGAGGTTTATAATAAAGCAAACAAAGATGTTTTGCAATTATACGAAAACTACCCTTTAAGTATCATACAATTTAATGTTGATTCAAAAGCAGAATACCACCCAACACAAAAGCCAGTAGCCTTACTTGAATACTTAATCAAAACCTATACTAACGAAAACGACACAGTATTAGATTTTACTATGGGTTCAGGTTCTACAGGAGTTGCTTGTAAGAATACGAATAGAAACTTTATTGGAATAGAGATGGACAAAGGCTACTTTGATATTGCAAAAGAAAGAATAGAAAATACCATTTCTAATAAAGAAGATTAAAAGCTATTTGTAGTTACTTTATCTATTGCTAGGATAACGAAGTTCTCTTAGATAATCTCGTTGTATTTTATTGTTGTGCAGATACAAATCAAAGCAAAAGTTATGACAAAATAATTTTTGTTCTGCGTTAATGATCCACCCACCATCAGATGCCATGTGTTCGTGATTACAAATGCCACACCTACCTGCAATAAATTCTCTTACTTTTTTTACCACGCTTTGCAAGACCAATATCTTGCACTAAGTTTATTGGTAGCAGTAGCACAACGATGCCTAGCTCTAAAACTTTTTCTTCTTGCGGGAATGTTTTTTTTAATACTCATCTTAGGATCTCCAAAGCGAACTAACTTAACTTTGCTGCCTGACTTTGCTAGGACTGCAGACTTCTTAGATTTGCCTGGGGTTTTCTTTGGCTTGTTGTAACCAGAAAATTTTTCACCTCTGTAAGTAATCATAAACCTATTTGTCTAAATGGATTTTCTATTTGCTGTACTTTAACATAAAACATTTTAGCAAACAATTTATAAATTATTTTTTTCATTATTTATCTCCATATGTTTTAACATTGGGGTTTTCTTTTTTATACTCTTTTTTTAAATCTTCCCACAATGAACCAGTGGGTCTAGTTTTCTCTCCAACACCAATGCCTTTGCAGTATTGCAT